CACACCCCTGCGAGACTCGATCTCACCTGGACCAACAGCGGTGCCGCTGCCGATGCGGGTTGTAGGCACCTCTTCGTGTACCACGACAACCAAGACGTCACGCCCACGCAGTGATGGGACCGGTGTTCTCCGTCACCGGTCCCATCACGTGACTCTCCGCAGACATATCGAAAGGCACCCACAGCCATGGTACAGCCGGCCGTGAACGGCACATTCCATCTACCCAATCTCAACGCGCACTACACCGCTGGATCTACAGCCACGGTGGCGGACGCGTTGAACGACCTGGTTGTGAGCGGGTCGGACCTGGCCTGTGACATCGAGACGTTCGGACTCGGTCCGGACGCCCGCCGGATCAAGTGCGTTTCGTTCGCCACCCCCGACCGGGCTGTGGTGCTCAACCCCCGGGAACCTGATCAGGCCCGGCTCATCCGGTCAGCGATGGACCGGGCCCCCGCGCTCACCTTCCACAATTCGACGTTCGACGTGCCGAATCTGCATGTGAACAGCCTGTTCGACCGGGACAACTGCCGCAAGGTCACTGACACCCTGTTGTACGCCCGGTTGGCCTGGCCAGCACGTACGCTCCCCAAGACGCTGGAAGCGACTGCGGAACGCTTGCTCGGACTGGTCGCCACCGAGACGATCGAGCGCGCGTTCAAGCGTCTCGGGATGTCCAAGGCAGAGGGGTACAAACGGGTCGACATCGACTCACCGGTATACATCATGGGCGTTGCTGTCGACGCCCTGGTGACCGCCCGCCTGGTCGAGCCGGTCCGGCGCGCGGCGTACACCACCCTGACCCGCGGGCACCCGTTCAACAACTTCGGGATCACCGGGGATGAGGCGCACCGGCTGGTCGAGCGTGAGCAGATCATCAACCGGTCCACACTCCGCCGGGCCTGCAAGGGTCTGCGGGTTGACTTCGACGTGTTGGAGGCGTTTCGGGACACCACCCGGAAGGAACGGCACGCTGGTGAGGCTGAACTGACCGCAGCCGGTATCCGACCGGGCAACGCCGGAGACTTGATCAAGGTGCTTGAACAGGCCGGAGCGCTTCCTCACGACCACCCCCGGACGCCAACGGGTCTGGCGTCCACCGTGGCAAAGGATCTTGAAGCACTGGAAGCCACCGACCCTACCGGACTGGCCGCGTTGTACGTGCAGACCAAACAGATCGCCAAGATTGAGGACGACTACCTGGTCAAGGCGGTCGAGAACGCTGACTCCGATGGATGGATACACCCGACCATCAACCTGCTGGCAGCGACCACCGGACGCATGAGTATCGGGGGCACTCCCCTGCACCAGTTCCCCGGGGCCGCCCGCGGGTGCGTGCTGGCCGATCCGGGCGACCGCCTCACCTCGCTCGATTGGGCTCAGATCGAACCGGTCTTGATCGCAAACGTGGCGGGAGATCTGAACGCCCTGGCCGGCTATGAGAACGGCACGTCTGACCTCTACACCGACGTGGCACAGTTCGCTGCCCTTCCTCGTAAGCGGGCAAAGCCCGTGCTGCTGGGGACGCTGTATGGCGAGGGGATCACCAAACTGGGCAGGGACATCGGGGTGGATCTGGACAGTGCCCGTGCCATCCGGGACCGGGTGTTCCAGCCCCTGCCCCGTACCAACGCCCTGATCGGCAAGATCCGCTCCATCGGGAAGGAGCACCGCAAGATCTTCACCGTGTCCGGACGGATCTTGACGATCCCGATGGGAAAGGGGTTTCCCGACCGGGTCACCGGGAAGATCCGTCCGCCCACGGTGGCCGTCCACAAGGCGGTCAACTACTTCGTCCAAGGCGGGGCATACGACGTGTTGGCCGAAGCGATGATCAAGGTCATCGAGGCAGGACTCGACGACGGCATGTACCTGGCGATGCACGACGAACTCGTGGTGAGCACCGAGATTGCCTCCGACGTTGAAAAGATCATGCAGACTCCGCCCGAACGGCTGTGCCTACTGGCACGACGCCGGCCGGTTCTGCGCACCGATCGTGCCGACCTCGGCGAGCGTTGGGCCGCAGCGTGATCACATCATGTACACCTTGAGCAGGATCGGCACGGCGGAAGGGTGGTCGACATGATCGCAGGATCGGTCTTTACCAACATTTTCGGGATGATTCCGCCTGGTGACGACCGAGTGGTCCGGGTGGCCAAGGCTGCGGCGGCGGCCGGGTTCGCCGTGGTCGCCTGCAAACCCGGGCAGAAAGTCCCGATGTGCACCCTGACCGCGCGCCAGGCGGTCACAGCCGACCGGCAGGCCAGTGAGGCAGCGGGCCGAAAGGTTCGGCATGCCTGCGGCATCGCTCACGCCACCACTGACCCCGCAGTGGCTGCTAGGGTGTTCGCCCGCCTGGTCGCGCAGAACGGCCCGGTGAACCTCGGGGTCGAGCTCGGGGCGTCCCGGATGGTCGTGGTGGACGTCGACACCAGGGAGGAGCGGGAGGCGTTTCTGGCGGACTGGTCGACCGCGAGCGGCACGGATCAGTCCGCTCGGACGCCCACGGTGCTGTCCCCCGGTGCGCTCCGGGTCACCGATGGCACACCAGACCCGGTGTGGGTGCACAAGGATGGCGGACACTTCTGGTTCACGCTGCCCGATGGCGTCACGCTGCCCACCGGGTCGGGAGTGCTCAAGCACCCGTCCGGCTGGACCGTCATGTGGGCTGACCACCAGGTGTTGGTCCCGCCATCGGTACGTCCAGAAGGTCCGTACCGGCTGACCGGGCAGGGGGAGCCTGCCCCCGCCTGGTTGACCGACTTGGTGATCATGGAGGCGGACGCCCGAAGTATCCGCATGTCCGCCCGCGCTGACCGGGCGTTCGACTCCGGCGATCCACTGGAACGGTGGAGCGCGACCACACCCTGGTCGACCCTGCTCGAACCGGACGGGTGGACCGACACCGGACTGGTCGACACCTGTTCATGTCCCATCTGGACGGCACCGGGAGCGCACGCCTCCCCCAAGTCGGCGACCGCTCACGACGTGGGCTGCACCCGGTTCGACGTCGAGACCGGTTGGGGACCACTGCACGTCTGGACCGACAACCCCCCGCCCTGGCTGGCCGGCCGGAACACCTGGACCAAAGTGGGGTACCTCTCGGCCCGGGACCACGACGGGAACCACCGGGACGCCATGGTGGCCGTGGGGATCATCGCTCCGGATGCCTCGTTCGACTTTGATCTTGACTTCGAGGTGCCGGAAGACCCTGCCCCGCAAGAACCGCCCCCGGAACCAGCGGGGGAGCGCTCCCCCGCTCCGACAACCGTGCTGGACCGGCCGGAGGTGGACGAGTTCGACCTACCGGGCGGCCCCGAACCGGCTCAGCCGGCCGCCCCCGCCTCCCACGCACCGGGTGGGCTGGCCAACCTGCCTGAAGACTTCTGGGCCGCCAGGGTGGCGCTCAAGCACATCAGAACCGCCAGCCTGGCGATGATGTGCAGCCCGGACGCGTTGCTCGTGGCGACCCTGGCCAGGCTGGCAGCGATGCGTCATCACCGGATCGTGCTGGACATCGGACTCGGGGAGACCGGGCTGAACCTGATCGTGTGCCCGGTCGGCCCGTCGTCGTCCGGCAAGGGCATCGCCATGGCCGGAGCGGCACTGCTGATCCCGCGGGAACTGTGCGCCTCCGGTGCGCACGACGGAATCGGTATCGGGTCTGGTGAGGGCATCGCCGAGGCGTACATGGGCCGTGAGCAGGTTGACACCGGTGAGACGTACAAATCGGGGGACCGCAAAGGGCAGCCCAAGATGCGGGAGGTTCGCGCGCAGGTGCGACACAACGCCCTGTTCGCGATGGATGAGGGGCAGGCCCTTGGTCAGATGTCCGCCAGGGCAGGGACCACGATCGTCACGGCTCTGCGGTCGGCTTGGTCATGCGCCACGATCGGTCAGGCCAACGCCCGCGAGGACACCACCCGCTCCATCCCGGCCGGGACGTACTCGGCTGGGTTCGTGCTGGCCTTCCAACTGGACACCGCCGCTAGCGTGCTGGCGGACACCGATGGGTTGGCCCAACGTGCCCTCTGGGCGTCAGCCACCCATCCCGGGGTAACCGCGGACATGGTCGAGCACCCCGGGGCGTTGGCGGACGTCATCACCGGGTGCGACCCGTTCGACGGAGGCGGAGGCGGCATCACGATGACCTTCCCCCTGGAGATCCGGACGGCGTACCGGGAGCATCGGGCCGGCGTGCTGCGGGGCGAGATCGAACAGGACCCGCTGGACGGGCATGGTCCGCTGGTCCGTGCCAAGGTTGCCGCCCTGCTGGCTCTGCTGGACGGCCGGGTGACCCCCGCCCGTGAGGACGTCGAACTGGCCGGTGTGGTCTGGCGGACGTCGTGCCGGGTGCGCACCCACCTGGCGGAGCGTTCGCAAACGGTGGCGCAGGAAGCGGCACGGGCCCTGGCCGTGTCCCGTGCGCTCCCCATCGTCATCGCTCAGCAGAAGATCGAAGAGGGCACCGACAAGCGGGTCGAGCAGTCGGCGCGCACCCTGTCCCGCCACGTGCACGCTGCGGGCCCGGGGGGTCTGACGCACCGGGACGCCCGCAAGACGATGAAGTCGACCATGCGCGGGCAGTACGACGCCGTCCGGGACCACGCGGAAGCGATGGGGTGGATCGTGGTTGGCGAGGGGCCTACACCTGGACTGGCGCCAGGGTGTACCGCTCCGTAGGGGGGACCGGCCCATGTCTCCGTGGGGGACCGGGGGGACCGGGGGGACCGGTCCCCCACACACACAAAAAAATTCGTGGGAGCGGTCCCAAATCCTTTAGAAATAAACTCTCTCTCTCTACTCTCTTATAATATAAAAGAGCAGGTCAGGGGCTGTGTGAGGTAAATGCACAGTATGGTTATCGATATAACTGAGAGTCACTGAGAGAGTCACTTTTAGTGTCGGAGGCAGATTTTCTCTCCGAGTCGTGGGGGACCGGTCCCCCACGGTCCCCCATGAAGGCGCTCACCACTCCTGGGGTGTAAATTCGGTGTACATGTACACCGAATGAGGGGAGGAACCCGCAGTGACCGGGACGATAGTTGCTCGAACTATCCTGTTTGACGGTGAATTGTGGGTGTCGGTAGCCGACATGGCACGACAGACTCCGGTACCCGTCCACACACCGGGTGAGCTTGAGCGCATGGCGATGACCCTGACCAACCACGTACGCCGACGCGGGGGCTACATGTCCCACGCCGACGCTCGGCGAACCCTCCGGGCGGACCGACGGAGCATGTACCCCGATGTCCGTTCTAGGGCGGAAGATCTGTGCTTAATCTGGTCAAAACCCTCTGATAGAGGAATTCGTGCCGTAACGGATTCAGACCATGCCGATCGGTGAATCACGGGTCAAGATCTGCAAAGACTGCCCGACCGACCGGCGGGGGAAGCCTCGACCGGCCCCGTACCCGGGCCCCCGGTGCGCCACGTGTCACCGGGGGCACAAGCGGTCCTCACGTGAACGTGGACGGGACAACCGGGCCGCTCGGGTCTACGGGATACCCCCGGGCACGTATGAGGCGCTACGGGCCGCTCAAGGGGGCGTGTGCGCGGGGTGCGGACCGCGGACCGGTCGCAACGGAACCGGGCGCCGGAGGATGGCGGTCGATCACGAGCACAACCGGCGGGGGTGCACCCATCCCCCGGAGACAGGCTGTCCGCAGTGCGTCCGGGGTCTGCTGTGTTCCACGTGCAACCAGGCCATCGGCGACTTTCGGGACGATCCCCTTACGCTGCTCAGACTGGCGCTGTACCTGGTGAGACCCCCCGCACGTGCGGTGCTGACCAATGGCTCATTATTCGATCAACGTGTACGATGCGAACATGATACGTAGCAGAGGCAGGCAGGTGGGAGCGTTGCGGACAGAAACCCTGGCCGTGATCGGTGCGGACGGGGTACCCCGTCCGGTTGAGCCGATGGGCGTCCGGGAACTTGCCGAGGTGCACCGGGTGACCCGGACGGCCATCTGCAACTGGAAACGCCGGCATCCGGACTTCCCGCAACCACTGTTCGTGCTGGCGTCCGGACCGGTGTACGACGGTTACGCCGTCCGGGACTGGCACGCCCGCGGGGCGGACAAGTCGTGATCCGGCTCCTGCCATGGGTGCTGGGCTTGGGCAGCCTCGCCTGTTTCTCGGTCGCCCTGGTGCTGAACCTGCGTGAACACCTGCGGGCCCCGTGGGTGGACCTGTCGGGACCTGGTCGAGACCGCTTGAACGGCACAATTAGTCAGCTTTGGCAGGTTATTCCACCATATCGGGCACTAGTGTTGAGGGTGTCTGACGTGTCTGACCAGGAAGTTGACCAATGGTGAGCCGGAATCCCGAGCGTGACCGGGAGATCTTCCGGGCGTTCTGTCTCGGTGAGCAGGTAGACGTCCTAGCAGAACGCCATGCCCTGACGGTGAGCCGTATCCGCCAGGTGGTGGCAGTGCAGCGCGGTCGGCTTCCGGGCATGTCGGCAGCGGAGACCAGGGAAGAACTCAAGGTTCAGTTGGATGACCTACGCCGGCAGCTTCACGCCATCGTCGACTCCCCTCCGGCCATTGCCGAGAGGGAGTACGACGATGAAGGTCGGGTCACGGCCGTCAAGCTTGACCACTCCGGGCGGATCGCTGCCGCTCGCCAGATCGTGGCGGTGCAGAACCGGATGGCCAAGATGCTTGGGCTAGACAGTCCCGAGCAAGTGGAGGCGACCACCACGGTCCGCTACGAACTGGTTGGGGTAGACCCGGAGGAACTGTGACCGCCCGCACGCTGACGCACCGGTACGCCCCCCGCGGGGCGTGCCGGTCAGTCATGTCGGCCCGTGACGGGGAAGTGCTGCTCTCCGGCCCGGCGGGCACGGGCAAGAGCAGGGCAGCGTTGGAAAAGCTCCACTACCTGATGTTGAAGTACCCGCAGGCACGGGGGCTGATCCTGCGGAAGACACAGGTTTCGCTCGGGTCTACCGCCCTGGTCACCTGGCGCGAGCACGTGATCCCGGAGGCCCTGCTCTCCGGTGAAGTCTGGTTCTACGGCGGGTCGGGTGAGGAGCCTGCGCAGTACCGCTACCGCAACGGCTCACGCGTGATGATCGGAGGAATGGACAATCCAACAAAGATCATGTCATCGGAGTACGACGTGATCTATGTCCAGGAAGCGATAGAACTCACCGAGGCTGATTGGGATCATGCGTCGTCCCGTCTGCGCAACGGGCGCATGCCCTACCAGCAGATGATTGCCGACACGAACCCGAGTACCCCGGTGCACTGGCTGAAGCAGCGAGGCAACCGAGGGGACGTCCGGATTCTGGAGTCCCGACACACGGACAATCCGGTGCTGTACCGCGACGACGGCAGCTTGACCCTGCGTGGTCAGGCGTACATGGCGATCCTGGACCGGCTGACCGGCCCCCGCCGGGCCCGGTTGCGTGACGGCAAGTGGGTGGCTGCGGAAGGCCAGATATGGGAGGGATGGGACGAATCGATACACCTGGTCGACCCGTTCCCAATCCCCGAGGATTGGCGCCGGGTATGGAGTGTCGACTTTGGATACACTCATCCGTTTGTGCTGCAAATGTGGGCACTCGATCCGGACGGTCGGCTCGTGCTGTACCGCGAGATCTTCCGAACCAAGCGCCTGGTGGAGGAGCACGCGTACGACGTCATGGAATGCGTGAGCCGGCCCGATCCGGACTACGTGCACCAGGGCAGCGAACGGCAACGGGCCTACCAGGGCCGGATCTGGACGGAGCGCCGACCGGACTGGTTGGTGGCCGACCACGACGCAGAGGGGCGCGCCACCCTGGAACGGGAACTCGGCATGAGCACCCGGAAAGCCCACAAGGCAGTGGGGGACGGCCTGCAAGCGGTCGCCAGCCGGCTGAAGCCCGTGGGTGATGGCCGCCCCCGCCTCGTAATCCAGCGGGGGGCGACCGTACACCGGGATCAGGACCTACTCGACGCCATGAAGCCAGCCAGCACGGTGGAGGAGATTCCTGGGTACGTGTGGGCGGACGTGAAGCGCAAGGAAGAGCCGGTCAAGGTGGAAGACGATGGGTGCGACACCATGCGGTATGTGGTCATGGAGCTTGACCGGCCGTCCGGGTCGGGCATCCGGGTGATGGGCGGGCGGAGGTAGACTGCTGCGTGGGTGATGGGAGCACAAAGAGAGGCCCGGTACCGCCGATCCGGTACCGGGCCTCTCTTTGTGCCTACTGGTCAGTGACTTCGCGTGAGCAGGTAGACAAGGCTACCTGATGCGAACCCGGAAAAGAACGCTGAAAGGATGAGGCACGTCAACCAGAATCGGTGCTCGAACTGACTCATTCCGCGTTTCCTTCTGCCCGTTCGAGAGCGACCAGGCCGATAGGGGTAATGGTCCTGTCGGCACGAATCATGCCCCGGTCTTTGAAGATCCGCACGGTGTGCGGATGGGTGTCCCGTGGAATGGTGCTCCGGGGACTGCTCCGGGCCGCTTTCAGCGTTTCGATCTGATACGTGCTCAGCTCCATCACAGATTCCTTCCGTACTTCCGGACATACGCGATGTCCCGCTTGATAGTCACCTGTGACACCCCGTACAACGAGGCGCCTTCCGCCATGATGGTCACCGGTCGGGCACCGTTGCGGAGACTGGTCTCCACCCATTCCTGCCGGCTGGTCAGTACGTGCTCGTCGGGTTCAGCGGGCGGGGGGATAGGGGCGCGCCGTTTGGGCCGCCAGTTGACGTGCCAGTGCCCGGGTACCCCGTCCTCGGATGGGGTGACCTTGAACGTCCGGTCCCCCACTTCCCCGTCGGGGTCATCATCGGGATCAGGATCAGGGTCAGGATCAGGATCACGATTGAGCAGGCGATTGATCCATGACCTGATCTGGACACCCGGGTCGGGGGAGTGGGGGTCATCACGCTGAGTGAGCCACCACTTACCCGTCAAGTAGATGATGGCGATCACGATCGGGGGCAGGATGAGCGCTTGAAAGTGAGTCATGGTCCTTATCCGAACAGGAAAGTCATAAGCCAAACAACGGGCCACACGATGGTGTTCAGGACGATGTCGATCGAGGCACCGATAGCGCCCTGGGCGAGGTGCCCCGAGATACCGACTAGAAACGCGCTACCCCACAACCAGTAGTTGAGTCGTGGTCCACTCGATGCCCCTCCGTCATCCACGGTCAGGGAGTGCCGTCGACCGAACCGCATGCGTGCTGCCGGCCCCATGCGGCTAGCCCACGAGTCAGGGACCAACGCGCAGATAGTGAAGATCCAAATGCAGCCGATCACGGCACCGACGATCTTGTTCGCGTCGGCAGCGTGAATGTATGCGTCTCCGGTTTGCTTGAGACCAGCGGCAAGAGCGTCCGCCACTTTGCCAACCGTGTTGCGCTCGATATCCGACCCGGAGAATCCGTCCCGGATCGCCGTGACAGCGAACACCCATGCGACCCGATCCCGGATCGAGTTCGGCCCGACGCTCATCATGTCGATGAGCACGGCCAGCATGATGGTTACCGCCACCCCCGTAGGGGTCATAGCGTGCTGCCCGTGGATAGGGTCCATCACTTGCACCTCGTGACCAGGTGGAACCATCCGTACCGTCCGGCGTCACGCCCGGTGACCTGCCTGCGCCATACCGACCGCTGCCCGCGGGGAGCCTTCCCCTTGGTCCAGTACCGCTTGCACACCTTCCGGTGGGCGGTCGGCCGCTTGGCGGAGGTGGTACCCGATCCTGCGGCCTGGTCCGGGCAGGCCGGTACGGTCACCGTGATGTCCGGGCGCCCGTTGGGGCTGAAGGTGGTGCCCCCGGGCAGGCAGGTGGCCACGCGGGGCGCCGAGCTGACCGCGGGGGTCAAGGCCAGGGACGCAGCCAGGGTGAGCTGAGCAATCATGATGGGTCCTTATCGCGATAAACGTAGTTGATTACACCGAATGGGATATAACAGAACACGAGGTACATTCCCCACGGTGCATGGTGCTGGTTGAGCAGATGTCCGAGGTACGTGACCCCGGCAACCCGCATGAGGAACCGCACGATTGGTATCCGGATCGTGAAGTACGCCAGGGCCCCGATGATGATCACGATGAACTCGATCATGACGTGGTCTCCACCCGTGCACCGAGTGCTTTTGCCACGTCGCGGACTGCCTGCTCTACCATGTCCAGTCCAGTCCAGGTGATATCCGGGTAGGCCCTGGCGAACACGGGGTCACCCTCGCCCATGGTGATCGTGATGCTGTAGTAGGCGGAGACGTCGATGGTCACCGTGGGGCAGAACTCAGAGATCAACTTGTCGATCTCAGCGGGAGACAGGCACGCTGCACGGCCCAGCGTGCGCAGCGTCAGCTCAAGTGGGCTCACGATTAGACCTCTTCCTTTGTGTCGACCTGGTGGGGAGCGTCGATCCGACAGGTGCGCCAGTGCCGACCCGGGAAGCACTGCGGGCACAGTTCCAGCTTGCGGGCGTTGCCAGCGCGCGAGAACGACGGATCGCCCACGATGGTCCCCGAGGTCCCGCACTGCCCCCGCCAGGTAGTGGTCATCACGCGGTGCTCACTCTGTGCGGAGTGGAACCGCTCGACCGCATGGACCGGGTAGCCCGCAGTGGGCGTGTCGGCGCTCACCGGTCACGCTCCATGAACGCCGACCCGATGTACTGCGTGTACGCGGGAGGAATCGCTTCGCACACCGAGTTCAGGTTGTTCGCCAGCCAGTACGTGCCCATGGCGTTAGCAGCCGCGCGCACCCACGCTTTCGAGTGGTGACCGTTGCGCCCAGTGATGGTCATCATCGGACGATCCGCATCGGGTAGGTAGCCGTTCCGCATCGTGAGCCGCGAGTGCGGGCGGTGCTCCGGAGCGGGGGGCTTCACCCATCCGCCCCCGAACTCAAACCAACGGTGCCGGTACACGATCAACCCGAACGACGCGCCGCACAGTGTGAGCGGGTCACGGAGTCCGGTTCGGTGGTAGGCCACGTTTTCGATCACGTAGGGAAGGCCGGTCGCGTCTAGTGCGTCACGGGTTGCCGGGATCAGGTTGACCGGATCGGCGGTGCTCGGGTTGCGCATGGTGTGTCGACGCCGGAACGCACTGGTTGGACTGCTGGCCTGGCACGGTGGGGACGCGTGGATGGCAACTGGCCGGTAGCGCTCGACCAGGTACGGCAGAATCTCCAGTGCGTCTGCCCGGTAGAACGCGAACGGGTACTCGGGGTGGTCGTCGAGATCGACCCCGACGACACTGAATCCGGCCGACGCGTAACCGACGCCCGCGCCGCCGCCGCCACAGAACAGATCTAACAGAACCGGCTGGTGCATCACGCGTGGTGGAACTTGCAGGAGGGACCGTCCGCGCACACCGGCTGTGTTCCGATCAGGGCCGGAGCACCGATCAGCGCGCGTCCGTCCGAAGTGATGTACCGCATGGTGACAGTCGAGCCGGCCGGCCGGACCTCGGCGATCAGGTTGAGCGCCTTCAGGGACCTGACAGTCGCGCCCGGAACGTTGAAGATGAAGCCGTACCGGTTCGATGCTGCGCGGTTCAGTGTCTCGGTCTGTGAAGAGGTGAGCTTGATCATCGGGTGCCTCCGGGTGGTTCAGGGTGTCGGACGAGTCTTCAGTCTAGTGCACGACGTACACGCCGTGCAAGTCATACACTGCGTACTGATCACCAGTCCACCGGCCGGTTGTGTCGGCAATCGATGTGACAAGCGATCCACCACGGAACCAGGCGACGTAGGCGCCACTGGTAGATGACTCCGCCGTACGTGTGCTCCCGGCAAGGTCGGTCACCGACCTTGCCGCAGGCGAAGCACACCAGGTGTCGGTGGTAGCACAGCCATGCGGCAACGCGCTTCACCAGTCCACCGGCCGCGCGTAGTCTTCCGACGCATCGTTGAGCCGTTCCAACGCGCACCGCACGTGCCGCTTCCAGCACTCGTCATCGCACGGCTTGCCGGTCGGCGCCTTCACCTCCGGCAACATCTGGTCCAGCAGGGTCAGCACGGCGTCTGACACGTCCAGTGACGCCTCACGTCCCTCGTGCTCGACCTCGACTGCATCGTCAGCCAGCCGGCCCAGCGCTTCTGCCGTGAAAAGTCGTCCGGCCTCGGCGCACTCGGCTATCGCTCGATCAAGTCCACTCATGTCGTTACCTCCGGGTGTCAATGAGACTTCAGTCTAGTGCATAGCGTACACGCCGTGCAATTCATGCACACTACGTGACGGATATAGTGCACAACGTCATCAGGGGCTACGATCACGGCGTGACGGTTGCAGACCGGGTGTCCCGGTGGTATCAGGGTCGGTCGTTCCTGGCCGTCCTCGCGCGTGCCGCCGCACGGCTGGTCCGCCCCCGCCCCGGCTGGTTGTCCAGCGGGGCGGGGGCGATCGCTGTTCTGACCGCCTGGCAGCTTCACCCGGTTGCCGCCGGAGCGGTCGCCGTGGTGGTCCTGTTGCTGGCTGAGTGGCGGGTAGCCGGTCGGGGCGTCCGGTGACCAGCGTTGTCGGGCAAGCCCTGACTGCACTGCGGAGTATCCGCAACGAGGCGCCCGTGCCCCTCACCCGTCGATCAGGTCTCATGGGCCGGCTGGACGCCCTGATCAACACTGAGACCTACCTGGCCACCATGGGCACGGTCGGCACGGTCAATGCCATCGTCAACGGGCTGGCTGAAGCGGTCAGCGCTGCCGAGTGGAAGTTGTACCGGACGGCCGCGAGCGGTAAGGAAGAGGATCGGGTCCAGGTCATGCGGCACGCTGCCTTGAAGGCGTGGCGCACACCGAACCCGTTCATGACCAACCTTGAGTTCGTACACGCGTTTCAACAGCATCTTGAACTTGTGGGGGAAACGGACTGGCTGGTTGGTCGGTCTGCGGGGTACGACGTCCCGCTGGAACTGTGGCCCATCCGTCCCGACCGGATCGCCCCGGTGGAGCACCCGACCAAGTTCATGACCGAGTGGACTTACTCCGGCCCGGACGGGCAGACGATCCCGCTCCGGCTGGACCAGGTGATCCAAACCAAGTTGCCGAACCCATGCGACCCGTACCGGGGCATGGGCACGCTGCAATCCGTCATGCACGACGTCGACGCAGCCCGGTACTCCGCACGCTGGAACCGGAATTTCTTCCTGAACGGGGCCATGCCGGGTGGTGTGATCGAGGTACCCGACAAGCTGTCAGACCCCGAGTGGAACGAGATGCAGGATCGGTGGGAGTCGTCCCACCGGGGAGTGGACAACGCCCACCGGGTAGCGATCATCGAACGTGGCAAGTGGGTTCCTGCCATGTTCTCGATGCGGGACATGCAGTTCGGCGAGTTGCGCGAGGTGTCCCGCGAGATCATCCGGGAAGCCTGGCGCTACCCCAAGGCCATGTTGGGCACGGCAGAGGACGTCAACCGGGCCAACGCGGAAGCGGCAGAGGTCATGCTCGCTCGCTGGCTCGTGCTCCCCCGCCTCCGGCGTATCCGGGACACCCTGAACTTCAAGTTCCTTCCCCTCTTTGGGCTCACGGCCACGGGCCTTGAGTTCGACTTCACGAGTCCCGTACCCGAGGACCAGGCAGCGGAGAACGCTGAGCGGGACAGCAAGGTAGCGGCGTACGTGGCCCTGGTTGGGGCAGGGGTTGAGCCGGACGACGCTTCGGAATACCTCGACATGCCCAAGATGTCGATCAAGGTAACGAGCACGGTCGGCCCGCCCGTGACCGACCCGGCGTTGCCGCCCGTTCCGCCTGAACCGGCACCTGAACCCGCTCCGGCAGCCCACGTGCATGAGCACCGGGTGTTGCCGATGCTGCCCATGATGCTGCTGGCCACCAACGCCACCCCGCGGGAGACCGACCCTGCATACCTCGCCTACCAGGCGGAGATCGACAAGTTGGTGGGGGACTGGTCCGGGATCACCGAAGCGCAGCGTGCAGAGATCCATGAGCAGGTCACGGCCGCTGTCGACACCGGAGACATCACCACCCTGGCCGCGCTCGTGGTCACCACGGCAGGAGCGGGGGCCCTCTTGACCGCGAGCATGATCTCTCTGTTCGGGGCGATCGCCGCTCTCACCGTGGCGGACGCCGCTGTCCAGGGTGTGACCATTACGCCGGCGGTCGCCGTTGCGTCGCAGGTAGCGGACGTGGCCAACGTCGTAGTTGCGCTCATGGCGTCCGGGCTGGCTGACGCGGCAGCCCGGGAAGCGCTCCGTTTGACCGTGCCAGGGGCTACCGGCAGCGCGGTAGCGGACCAGGTGGACGAACACCTCGCTGCGTTGTCCGATGACTTCCTGCATGGGCGTCTCGGTGGGGCACTGTGGCGGGCGGCGGCCGCCGGATGGGGCCAGACGGTCAGTGACGCCCTGGCTGCGGGGGAAGAGGCAGAGTTCTACGCCTCCGAACGGCTGGACCTGAACACCTGCGCACCGTGCCGTGAGGTGGACGGCAAGCACCTGGTGTCGTGGGAGGCTGTCGTGATCGCTGGGTACGCCAACAACGGCGGGTACCTCGATTGCCAGGGTGGCGAGCGTTGCCGTGGTCGGGTGCGAACCGTCTGGATCGGAGTACGTGATGCGTAAGTGGCCACGGATGGTCAACCAGGCAGAGGACCGGCCGGACTGGTGCGCCATCCGGCCCAAGCTGGTTCACCCCGGCGGGGGGCCGACAGCTCAGCTCACGCCGGACGCCAACACGACCGAGGTATGGGTGTACGACGAAATCGGTTACTGGGGCACTACGGCCAGTGACTTTGTCGGGCAGCTCAGCGAGATCTCGACCCCGACCATTGATCTGCACATCAACTCTCCAGGTGGTGAGGTGTTCGACGGACTCGCGATCTATGAATGCCTCCGGGTGCACCCTGCCAGCGTCACCACGTACGTGGATGGCCTGGCAGCGAGCATCGCGTCCGTGATCGCCATGGCCGGTGACAAGATCATCATGGGCCGGTCGGCGCAGATGATGATCCACGACGCGTCCGGCGGTTCGTGGGGCAACGCTCGCGACATGCGCGACACGGCCGACCTGCTGGACCGGCTGTCTGAGCAGATCGCGGGTGTCTACGCCGATCGATCCGGCAAGCCGTCCAAGACGTGGCGCCAGTGCATGCTGGACGAGACGTGGTTCTTCTCGGCGGAGGCGGTCACGGCTGGCCTGGCTGACGAACTGTCGCCTCTCCGGCGCAGCGATGGGGACCCGCAGGCGCCGACCGATCGGTGGGACCTGTCCGTGTTCCGCTACTCCGGCCGGACGTCTGCCCCTCCGCCTGTTGTGCCGACTCCTCCGCCTGTCGATGCCGTCCCGAGCGGCCTTCAGCCACTGTCCGATTCCGAATTGTCCGAAACAATCGCTCTCTTGAGGGAGGCGTTCACAGCATGACCAAGGTTGCAATCCCGACCTCTGCGAGCGAGCTTGAAGAACTGCTCAATGATGGTCCGCGTGTCGGCGAACTGATCAAGAACAACCAGTTTGGCGAGTTCGTGGCGGCGTACTCCAAGACGATCCAGCGCACCGATCCCGACCTGATCCAGCAGATCAATGAGGGGATGCAGGCGGGCTTGCAGGACTTCCTGCGACGCAACGAGCAGACCCGCCCGGACATCCCGACCGAACTGGTCAAGCCCGGTGCCCACGTCGATCTGCGGATTCACCCGACCGCACTCGGGGCGCCGCTCAACAAGGAATTTCCCGGTGGGTTGCGAGAATTCCTCACGTCCACCATGCCGACCAACCGTCTGACCAGTTCGGACGTGGATCGGTGGCGTCGGATCAGGAACGACTACTCCTCCATCGACCCGAGCAAGGGCGGATTCCTGGTCCCGGAGACGATCCGGTCGGGCCTCATGGCCAACGCCCTGGAGACGGCCATCATGCGCCCCCGGGCGACCGTGGTCACGATGGACGCTCCCCGGGTCGTCTTCCCGGCGATCGACGAGACGACCCGCTCGGGCAGCGTGTTCGGAGGTATCTCGTGGGCGTGGGTGGCGGAGGGTGCCGCCATGCCGGAGTCGGAGGCGCGCTTCGGCCGCGTCGTGCTCGACGCGTCCAAGCTGGTCACCTACTGCGAGGTGCCGAGCGAACTGCCGCTGGACGCTCCGCAGGCGTTCGGTGACGTCATCGACCAGCGGATGCCTGCGGCCCTGGCGTTCGGGCAGGACTACGCATACCTCGTGGGCACGGGTGTCGGTCAGCCTCTCGGGTACCTGAACGCGGCCAACAAGGCGCTGGTCAGCGTGGCCAAGGAAACCAACCAGCCCAACGACACGATCGTCGTGCAGAACATCAACAAGATGTTCAGCCGCATGACCCCATCGTCGCTGAAGTCGGCGGTGTGGGTGGCCACGATCGACACGTTCCCCCAGTTGGCCGAGATGAGTCTGGCCACGGGTACCGGCGGGTCGCCGGTGTGGCTCAACAACGGTGTGGTCGGCGCTCCCCCGATGACGATCTACGGGCGCCCGGTCGAGTTCACCGAGAAGACCCCGACGCTCGGGGACCTCGGGGACATTTCGTTCGTCGACCCCACTCAATACCTGGTGGGCGACATGCGCCAGATGCGGGTCCAGTCGTCCGAACACTACAAATTCAATCAGGATCTGATCGTGTACCGGGTCATCGACCGGGGAGACGGTCGGCCGTGGATGCTGTCGGCCGTGACTCCCGCCAACGGCGCGACCAACACGCTGAGCCCGTACGTCACGCTGGCCGCACGCTGAGCCCATGCCTGACAAGATCTTTTAGAGAGGAGTGATCCATGAAAGGCTTGGGACGACTGTTCGACGTCGGCATTGCGTGGGCACCGGTCGATCTGGACGGTGCGGACGGCGCGACCGGCAAGCGGATCAGCATGGTCGGGTGCAAGGGCATCACGTTCCTGATGGTGTGCGGTACCGGACCGGCCACGTTCTCGCTGGACGTCACACAGCACACCGCGTACACCGGCGGCACCACGGCAGATCTGGACCCCACCGGGGCAAGCACGTGTCAGGGCATCACCGAGTACTGGTACAAGTCGGAAGCGGCTCTCGACAACGATGAGACGTGGACGCTCGGGACGCAGACCGAGGCCAGTGAGATCACGCTGGACGCCATCGGCACGGTGCAGAAGATCGTGGCGGTGTACATCGATGCCACCCAGCTTGCCGACGGGTACACGCACATCTCGGTCAATGCCGTGAGCGCCAACGGCACGGCGCACCTGTCGACCGGGCTGTACATCCGGCATGATCTGCTGGACCAGCGGGTTCCGAGCTTGCTCGGCAACCTGCTCAACCCCGGGGCGGCCAACGCCTGATCGGGTGCAAGCGCGGGCGGGGGTGGAAGATGCCTCCGCCCGCTTTCCACAACCGGTATCCACTGGCTGTGCACAAAATGTGGACACAACCACACTAAAAGAGTGGAAGTACTCAAATGGCCATGGCAGGGGTACGGAGCTACTTCGATTCGTCCGGCAACCTGGTGTTCACCAAGCTGGACGGTACGGCGATCTTCTCGATCAACACGGCCGGGACGATCTCGATCGCAGGGATCGAGTACACCTTCCCGACCGACAACGGCGACGCCGGAGAACAGTTGCAGACGGACGGTTCCGGCGTCCTTACGTGGGAAGCGTCGGGGGTCTGACGTGGCAGCCCGGAAAGCTAAGGTCGAGCCGGACACGTCGATCATCGATGACGAACTTGAAGCACTGCAACGGGTACTCGATGGATCACCTTTGCAGGCGGGGGACATCCGGAAGGCGGTTCGTCGTCTGTACAACGATGTGCGGTACCTGACCGCTACTGTGGACGGTGCGCCGTGACGGCGGTATCCAATGGTCTGGACGGCAAGCTCAACGCCATGCTGACCACGCTCGGGACCACCAACACGAGTCTGTGGCCCTTCTGGGAGGCCACGGGCACGCTGGTCACGGCCATCGGTCCGGTGGACGGGACCAGCAGCAAGACGGCCGCTGCCGCCATCGCACTGGAGACCGAGTTTGCCCCGATCGCGCTGCCCGGCGGGACCCGGTCGTACCACTTCCACCCGACGGGTGATCATCACATTGCCGTGGGGGACAACGCAGCGTTCACGTTCGGGGACGGCACGGTGGACTCCCCGGTCTCGTTCGGGGCATGGATCAGGCCCAGCGCCATCGCGTCCAATACGATCATGGCCAAGTACTCGACCACGGTGCGGGAGTGGCGATTCTGGATCGACGCCGCGGGCAAGCTCAATCTGGAACTCTACGATGAGTCGGCCGACACGACTGAGATCGCAACCAGCACCTCGGCTGTGACCAAGGGGCAATGGCAGTTCGCGGTGGCCACGTACGACGGTGGTGAGACAGACCCGGTGGTCCGGCTCTATATCAACGGGTCCCTGGTGAACGATGGGACCACGACGGAGACCGGGGCGTACGTGGCCATGGAAGACACTGCGACGCCCCTGACCATCGGGTGCTCCGGCGTCACGGCCACGCCCGTGAACGAGTTCCACGGCCGGATGGCCCTGCCGTTCATCGCGGGCAAGGAACTGTCGGCCTCCGAGGTGGCCGGTCTCTACACGCTCACATGTGGAATGGTCGGGATGTTCTGATGAAGGTAACAATCGGACGTATTGTCCATTATCGGGGCCGGCTGGGCATGCAGACCCCGCGGGCTGCCATCGTCACCACCACTACCGAATCACTGTCGCCGGACGCCCCTGCGGCGTACGCGCTGACCTCGGACACGCACGTGCACTTGTGGGTGTACGGACCGGGACCGTCCGGTGGTTTCACGGAACTGGACGCCCCGTTCAGTGACGCGTCCAACTGGGCCGACCTGCCTCCGGGTCACTGGTGTTGGCCCCCTCGGGTGTCCTGATGTCGTGGGAGCAACTGCAAGCCATCGTGCAGGACAACCGGGAAGAGCTGACCCGGGTCCAGCAAGAGCCGTTGGTCTGCTGCCCATACGACGGTGAACCGCTGGACACCGTGGGCGGCCTGCAACACTGCCAGTTCTGCGGCCGCCAGTTCGACTGACCGCGCGTACCCTGATCACCAGGGCCACAACTGAAGATCTCTCCTATCACCTGGACCGGCGGGAGTCTCCCCCGCTCCCGCCGGTCCTAGGCCAGAAAGCAAGGCAGAGGTATGGGAATCCCTTGGTACACCACGCGGGAGCGGGTCGCTTCCGCCATGTCTGCGGCCAGCACCGCCGTTGTGGCAACAGAGATCGACGACGCCATCGGTGCCGCCACGGACTCGATCAACCGGCTGTGCCAGCGTGACGACTTCGCGCCCTGGATCGGCACCCGGTACTTCCCGGAGGGTTCGCCCGGTCGTCGCCGAACTCGTGCGCTCTACTTCGATCAGTACTCCCTGACTGCGGTACCCACGGCGGTCACGGTGGACGGCACGGCCGTTACCGTCTCGGATCTGATCTTCCTTCCCGTCAACGGGCCGCCCTTCACGGCCATGGAGCCGGACGAAACCGGGTCGGCGAGCATCCACGGCACCGAACGAGGGTCTGTCGCCGTCACGGGCACGTGGGGGCACTGCACGGACGTTCAGGCGACAGCCGGTATCACCGTCGGGGCCGTCAACGCCAGCGTGACTACCCTCGTGGTCGACGGGGCCGCTGCATCCCGGATCGGGGTCGGAACCATCTTGACGGCGGGTACCGAACGGCTCACGGTGACCGGGCGGGGGGCGATCACCACGAGCCAGACCGTACAGACCCCGATGACCGCCAGTGCGTCCAACACGAGCCTGGCCGTCACCACGGGGTCTGCGTTCGATGTCGGGGAACGCCTGCTCGTGGACACCGAGTTCATGATCGTGGTCGGCATCGGGGGCAACACCCTCGTGGTCGACCGGGCCATGGACGGGTCGGTGCTGGCCAGCCACACCGGGTCGACGATCTACGCGTACCGGTCCCTGACCGTTGTCCGGGGGGACCGCGGATCGACAGCGGCCAGCCACACGGACGGCACGGCGCTCACCCGGTGGGTCCCCCCGCCCGGTATCGGGGCCCTGGCACGGGCGGAGGCGATCAACACGGTGCTGAGTGAGCCCGCGGGCTACGCCCGGACGGTCGGCAGCGGGGAAGCGATCCGCAACGCGAGCGGAGCGGGTCTGAAGGCGTTGCGGGACCAGGTGCAGGCCACCTACGGCCGCATGATGCGGCACCGGGCGGTGTGACGTGGCGCTCCGCTTCCGGGTTCGCACCCGCGGGCCGCTGTTCAACGGCCGGGCCCTGGTCGCCGTGGACGCCTTCCTGGACAAGTCCAAGGCCACGATCGCTGACCGGGGAGTCGTGATCGTGCGGGAAGAGCTCGGAAAGGTACTACAGCACCCGACCGGGTACTACGAATCGCAGATCGTCTCCGGACAGATGCTGTCCAGTGCGTATGAGGTGAACGACTCCGCCGTGATCTACGGTCCGTGGCTGGCCGGTGTGGGTTCCCGCAACTACCCGGTGACCCGGTTCAAGGGGTACGCCCACTGGCGCCGTGCGGCCAGCCGTCTTCAGGGGGAGGCGGTAGCCATCGCCGAGCGGGTACTCCCGCGCTTCCTGCGAAGGATGAACGGATCATGACTGGACTCAACACCGCCGCTGTCCTGTCCGCCCTGGTCAGCCACGGACAGTCGCTCGGGGTGTTCGATGCGGTGTACCCCGGTGAACCCAAGAGCAAGCCGACGGACAAGGGCCTGCATCTCACGATCTTCTTCAACCGTTGGCAGCAGTGCGCTACCCGCTCCGGGCTGTCAGTGACGTCCATCGTCGCGGTGTGGAACCTGCGCGTGGGTCTGCCCATGCTGGCTCAGTCGGTGGGCGAGGTGGAGCGCCAGGTGGTGACAGGTACGGATCGAGTGGTGGAGAGCTTGAACGGGGATTTCACACTGGGCGGGCTTGTCGCGGGAGTGGACATTTTTGGCATGTCCGGCATCGGGATGTCCGGGCGGGCGGGGTACCTCAACCACGACGGGACCCTCTTCCGAGTGATCAACACCGAGGTACCTCTGTTGTTCGATGACGTGTGGGAGCAGACGCCATGACCAAGGCCACTGGACTTGCAGCCAATCTGTACGTGGGCGGGTACAACGTGAGCGGGTCCACCGCGTCGTTGTCGGACATCGGAGGCGGCCCCAAGCCGATCGTGCAGACGGACATCACACAGTCCGCGCAGGCACGGGTGGGGGGCGTCCGGGACGGCCGGATCAACGCCGTGGCGTACCTGAACGCGGACACCGACGCGGGACATGACGCACTCTCACCTCTGCCGCGTACTGACACCCTGGTGAGCTACCACCACGCTGCCGCTACGGCTGGTAATCCCGTGGCCGTAGCGGTGGCGAAGCAACTCGGGTACGACCTGACCAGGGGAGCGGACGGTTCCCTCACCCTGGCAGTCAACACCCTGGCCAACCACTACGGCATGGAGTGGGGGGTTCAGGTCACACCCGGAGTACGGACGGACACTGCGGGGTCAAACGGTACCTCGATCGACCTGACCACGGTGTCGACGTCGTTCGGGTGGCAGGCACACGTGCACGTGTTCGCGCTGACCGGGACCAACGTGGTGGTGACGTTGCAGGACTCGGCCAATGACTCGGCCTTCACCAACCTGGCCGGGGGCGCGTTCACCTCGGTCACCTCGGCGCACCAGTGGCAACGGTTGGAGGGCGGCCGGACGGACACGGTGCGGCGGTACCTGCGAGCGGTGTCCAGCGGGACGTTCACGTCGGCATCGTTTGCTGTCATATTCACCCGAAATGACACGGCTGTTACGTTCTGATCGGAGAGCGATGTTCGCGCAGGGTATCAACCGAATTCCGAGCAAACTCGGTGCTGCTGATCTGGTCACGTTCCAAATCCGGCAGCCCATCGACACGCACTGGCGCGAGGCTACCTGTCGGGAGGTGGAGTGCTCGGCATGGGCGTACGGGTGGAGCACGTACATCGACACCACCACACCGATCGGCCGCAACCAGGCCGACTACATCCGGGCCCGGTCCGGGCGGGCGTTCACCGAGGTTACCGGGGAACGTGCTGGCATGATCGAGTTCATGTTCCCGCAGGGGCAACGGTGCTTTGCCGCCCCTCACCGGATGCCGCTGGACCGGCCGGCTCTGTATGTGGTCCGTGGTGGCGACTGGCGAGGTAACCCCCGCCGGGTGCCCCTCATCCGGCACGCCGGCCCGGTCGACTGGCGCGACCACTTCGGCGAACATCAGGAGCGGCTTGCCGCTCGTGCACAGCAAGGGTAGGGAGAGATCATGGCAGGCAAAGAGACCGGACTCGGCTGGACCACGTGCTCGGTCGATGACTCGGCGGGCAGCGCACAGGCGATCAAGGGCGACATCACCAACATGGAGATCGCGACGCCCCGAGGTGTCCAGGTGGTGACCGGACTGGACGCCTACGCCGAGGAGCGGCTGTTGCTGCTGGCGGACGCGTCGATCACGTTCAACGGCACCGCCAACTTCGACGCCAACCGGGCACACGCCGTCTTCAAGACCGTTCCGTCGACCAGCGTCGCCCGGACCGTCACCAACGTGGTCGCGTCACAGACCCTGGCCATGGAGATGTTGCTGACCGACTACGCCCTGACCCGCGGTACGGACGGCTCGTTCACCTGGACCGTGCCCGGTGTGCTGGCGTCGGGCCTGGTCCCGACATGGTCATGACCGGCTACCAGCGTCCCACGCTCCGGTTGGAGTGGCCCGAGGACAGCGAGTTTCACGGACTGGTAGTCCGCATGACCCGGATGTCCGTCGGGGAATACCTCGACTCCCCCGTGCTGAATTCCACCGTGCTGCGAATGCTGGCCAGCGATGACCGGGCGTCCATCAACGACCTGGCGGGACTGATCCGCACGCACACGCTGGAGTGGAACCTGCTCGATCAGGCCGGCGTCCCGGTCGAACTCACCATGAACAGCCTGATCGGTCAAGATCCTCTTCTGCTGGACGCGATCGCACGGGCCTGGCTGAATGCGAGTACGGGGGTTTCCGCCCCTTTGTCTCCGCCATCGGCAGATGGGGAGCCGTTCCCGGAGGAGTCTCTGCCGATGGAGATCGCGTTACCGAACCCTGGGAACTCTCCCGGGCCCGAGTGATCTTGCAGTTGTGCAGACAGTTTCACTGCCTGCCGTCCGCCCTGCTGGCGGAGGATTCCGAGTTGATCCAGATGTTGGCGATCGAACACGAGGCAGGGGGACCGGATGACCAATGATGTCCGGATCGTCGTCACGTCGGACAACCAGGTAGCCAAGGGATTTGCTGCCTCGCTCGCCAGCGTCAAGGCGTTCACGGAGGCGGTCGACCGGGCCGGTAGTGAGGGCGCGGAGGCGGTCGACCGGATCGCCGCATCGGTGCAGCGGGCGGGGGGTGACTTCCGCACGCTGACCGGTGAGGTCAAGACGGCCGGCTCGACCGCGCGCCAGGCCGGCCAGGAAGGCGCCAAGGGCGTCCGGGGCATGCGAGACGAGGTGCAGGACACCACCCGCTCGACCCTGGATCTCACGGCCGCGCTGAAACGGGCGCAAGCCGAGTACGACGACATGGTGAAGCGAGCGGCCGCCGCAGGCGGAGGAGACAACGACTCCAACAATGCAGTGAAGAGTGCCCGTGCCAGCCTGAACGCCCTGAAATCGCTGTCCAAAGAGGCGGAGGAGGTAGGTAAGCGCGCTGGTCAGACGTTCGTGTCTGGCACGCACCAGGCGATTGAAGGGGGCATCGGTGCGCTTCCCCCCGGCGCCAAGGCTGCCGTAGTAGGGGCCATCGCCCAACTGGCGGTAGCGTCCGCTCCGGTGCTCGGATCAGCGATCAGCGCCGCAGTGCTGTCCGGTATCGGGGGTGGCGCACTGGCCGCCGGGGTGGCCGCGGCGGTCACTGATCCGGCGGTGTCCGCCTCGTTCACCTTGTTGGGCAACCAGGCCCAAGCGCAGTTCAAGGCCGCGGGGGCGTCGTTCCGGCAACCGTTGATCGATGCGGCTAAGTCGTTCGCGGACACGCTGAAAGGGCTAGACCTCGGTGGGGTGCTCGCACCGATGGCCGCAGAGATCAAGCCGTTGTCGGACGGACTGAGCGGCCTGGTACGAAACGCGCTGCCCGGAATCAAGTCGGCCGTTGCTGCTGCCGCTCCCCTGATCGACACGATCGCCAACGAACTGCCGGACATCGGGGAAGCCATTGGGTCGTTTGCCCAATCAATGGGGGAGGCTAGCGACGGCGCAAAACGTCTGACGTCGGATGTGCTCAACTTCGCTGAGCATGCGATTGTGTCTATTGGGAAAGTAATTTCTTGGCTAAGTCAGTGGTACGAATTTAGCCGAGATGTGTCAGACAAACTCGGGGACATCCATCCCTTTGTCGGCTGGGTTGAGGACTTGCTCGGGATGAATCGTGAGCTGGAAGGCACCCTCACTCCGCTCAACAACGCCACGGACGCTTCCGGGGCGTATGCGATGACACAGGAGCAAGCGGCGGCTGCCGCCAAGACAGCCGCCGACGCGTTCAATCAGGAGCGGGACGCGGCCGATTCATTGAGTCAGACGTTCCGTACCCAATTCGATTCGTCGATCGCACTTGAGCAAGCGATCGACGACATGACCAAGTCGGTGCAGGATCACGGTAAGACCCTAGACATCACTTCGCAGTCCGGTAGGGACAACGTCCGGGTAGTCGAGAGCGGCATCGACGCCGCTCTCCGAGCGGCCAAGGCTGAGCAGGACCGGGCAGTTGCAGAGGGAGATCTCGCGGGAGCCACCACCCGATCCAACGCCGTGCGCGATGCGGCGATCGACAAACTACGTCGGCACGCTGCTGAATTGGGTCTCAACAAAGCCGCAGTAGACCGCCTGATCGATTCTATTCTGGCGCTTCCCACCGGTGAACGCTCCCTGGAATATAAGATCCATGTGGCAACCTACGGGGATGGATCAGGTAACCTGACCGCCGCCCAACAGAACAACATCAACCGGCTGATTGCCAAGTCCACATTCAGCGAGGGTGGACCGGTGGAGGGTGGATCGGGCATCCGGGATGACGTGAACGCTGCCCTCATGGGTGGTGAGCACGTACTGACCAAGGCTGAGGTGTCGGCCATGGGTGGTCAGGATGCTGTGACCCGCTGGCGGAAGTCCCTCATGGGCGGGGGGCAGGGAGCGCCGATGGCCGCAGGGACCGGCAGCGACAAGTTCACCCTTGGCCGTGGTCCGTCGGGGGCTGCCACGTACACGATCGGGTCGGACGGTTCGGCGGTAGGTGATGCACTCGTGGCCCTGATCGCCAGCACGGTACGCAGCCAGGGTGGAGATCCGGGAGCACTCGGCATCAAGGTCAAGGATTAGGAGTCAGGCATGCCGCAGTTCAAGGCATTCAACGGACCGATGGTCACCACAGCGGCACAGGCGGCCGTCACGACCGGTACCGCCATCAAGACCATGTTGCAGATCGCCACCCCATCCACCTGCCGACTGACCATCATCAGTTGGGGGTTCACCCTGGACTCGAACCCGGCCGGGATCGGCACGGTGGAGCTTCTGCAAACGGACGTGGCGGCCACCGTGACGGCGCACGTCGCGGCGGGAGTGCAGCCGATCGATCCCGGGTCCCCCGCGTCTCTGATGACGCTGGGCACAAGCGCCACGGGGTACACCGGCACGGCGGAAGGCTCCACCACGGCGACCCGCATGTTCGACGTGAAAAAGATCTGCAACGCCAACACCGGGGACTCGGTCACCTACTCCTATCAGTTCATGCCCGATGAGCGTCCGACGGTGCCCGTCAGCAAGTTTCTGCGGGTCAGGGCCACGTTCGCCACTGCCTCGAACATGATCGCGTGGGTGGTGTGGGACGAGTGAGCACCGCTTCCCGGTGGGCCGGTTGGTCCCGCAGACGGCGAGGGGGACCGGCCCACCGCCTGGCGTCCACAGACCGGTCCCCCGCTGCCTGGCTGGCCGACGGGAAGGTGAACCTGCTGGTCGAGCTTCACGTGACCGGGATCGGATGGGTGGACATCACCTCGAAGGTCCGATCCGCGCAGGGGATCACGATCAAGCGTGGCCAGCAGGAAGGACAGACCAAGGTCCCGCCGTCCACCATGCGCTTCACCCTGAACAACGCGAACGGCACGTTCAGTAACAGAAACCCATACTCGCCCTACTTTGGGCGTATCGGACGTAACACCTCGATACGGTGCAGCGTTGGCGATGATGTGCGATTTGTCGGGCAGATCGCCGAGTTCCCGCAACGGTGGGACACGACTGGCACCGACGTGTGGGTACCGGTTGAGGCCGCGGGTTCCCTCCGGCAGTACGGCCAGGGCTTCCCGGTGCTGCGCAGCCCGATGTACCGGGCTGTCGCGGGTTCTCCCGGGCTGTTGCAGTACTGGCCGTTGGATGACGGGTCGGAGGCGACACAGGGTCTCTCAACGGTCGACTCGTTCCCGCTAACCGTGGTCGAAAACGTGGTGACGTTCGGATCAGTCACGGGACCCGCCGGTTCTACGGCACTGGCAGATTTGAGCTCGGGCGGAAGGATGACCGGAGCGGTAGCTTTCAGTTCGGCGCTGTCCTACCGCATTGAATTGGTGACCAAATGGAAGCCTATTGCTGCTACAGAGTTCAGCACACCGTTGGGGTGGTACACCGGAGGTGGTGTCGATCTGTGGAAACTCACAGCCTCACCGGTAGCTGACGGAGGTTTGTACCTCCAATACGTCACTCCATCCGGAACGGTTGGAGGCCCGTTCGATTCCAATATTGCCGTCGATGACACTACGTGGAAACATATCAGGATTGAAGGGGCGTACATTTCTCCGACGTCCATGTCTATGCGCGTTACGGTAAATGGAGCACTGGTTATAAGCCAAACGGTGGCATTAGCGTTCGGCCCAGTGAAATCCGTGTCCATAAACCACGACCGTAATACGAATACCGCAGTGCCGTCCATGGGCCATATCGCGGTGTGGGCGCCCATCCCAAGTCAGGCGACCAGCTTGACCGCCATGAACGGGTACTCCAGTGAGACCGCCGTGGATCGGATTGTCCGAGTCGCCGCAGAGGAACATCTGCCCGTCGCCATCGCAGGTGACCCGGCGCAGTCCGCCCTGGTGGGAGCACAGCGCACGGTCAGTGCCTTGACCCTGCTGCAAGACGCCGCGGGGGTAGACCGGGGGACGCTGTATGAGCCCCGGACGTCCCTTGGTCTGCGCTACCGCACGTTGTACGACATGTACAACCAGACGGGCCCGACCCTGGACTACGCGTCCAAGCATCTCTCGGACCAGCTTGAACCGAACGATGATGATTCTGTGCTGGTCAACGATATGACCGTGACCCGGACCAGCGGATCGTCCCGACAATACGTCAAGACTACGGGGCCACTCAACATCAACGACCCGGACCAGGATCGGCACGGTGCTGGTCGAGTCAGTTCCGCGCTGACCCTGCCGTGCGAGAACGACGCCCAACTTCAGCACATCGCTGGTTGGGAGGTTCATCGGGGAACGGTAGACGAGTCCAGGTACCCGTCGGTCCAGGTGGAACTGCACCGCGAGGTGTTCCGCAACGACCCGACACTATCCGCACAGATAGCGGCCTTGGACGTAACCGGGCATCTCACGCTGACCAATCTTCCCGTGTGGCTGCCACCCGACCCGGTAGGGCTGCACATCGAGGGATACCAGGAAGTCATACGGACGTTTACTCGCACACTGACGTTCAACACCTCGCCCGGCGAGGGATTCCACGTGGCGGTATACGACCAGGATCGCTACAGCAGCGACGGGACCACCCTGGCGGAAACCAGCAACGGCGGGGGAGTGGACACCACGGCAACGTTGTGGAATATCTACACTCCGTCGGGACCGGTGTGGTCCACCACTGAAGAACCCTATGATTGGATGGTTGAGGGTGAACGGGTCACGGTCACCGAGATGACTCCAGACACCAACGGATTCCAGTCGGCTACTGTAGTCCGGTCGGTGAATGGAGTGGTGAAGAGCCACGATATCGGCGCCGAGATTGAACTGTACCGACCCGGTGTCTACGCACTGTAGAAAGGACCACGATCATGGCGGCTACGGCGGGTCAGCCTGTCCGGGCGAGTGACACGTCCGGGTTTGAGGACCGTATTTTCGCGCTAGAAGAGGGCCCGATCATTGCCGCCAAGGCATTTTCGGGGGGGCCTTCCGCCTCAACATCGACCCCCGTACCACTTGCAGCATGGAACAGCGGACCTACTGCCATTCATTTTCGCGACCAGCAGATCTACAAAATAGAGATTTCGATCGACAACTACAGCTCTACCGGTGCTGACAACATGTACGACAACCAGATATTCGTGTACGCGGAGATCAACAACACAAGCTCGCAACAACTGGGGTCGTGCCGCATGCCCGCAGCAGGAGGAGCTAGCAGTGTCAACCGGGGGTTCGCAACGTTCTACGTGCACAACATCTCAGGGGCCGCACTCGACAAAACCATGGGCCTTGGAGTAGCCAAGCTGACCGGCACCACCGCAGTGATGTCCAGCGGGTTGCTGGTGGTCTACTGGGTGGCCCCCATCACCGGACTGGAGTCGACCAGCCTCACGGCGCTCAGCTCAGTGTCGCTGACCTAAACCAGACGTGCCACTGCGGCAGCTACGGCCAGGGGTACGAGCAACGTCAGCGCAAACACGGCGGTCAGCACTCCCCATCGGTCCACTGTTCGGGCGAATGCCCGCAGAGTGGCCCATGGGCGGAGACCTACCCGGTAGGTGGTCCCCACGTACTCGGTGCCCCGTACGGTCCTGACTCGGCGAACCACGGTGACCACCTCCATGTGTGAACATCATTACCATACCGCAGAGGTAATATCATGTACACCGATCGGAGGGCCACATGGGACGAACCACGACCGCTATGCAGCGGTTCATCACACAATTGGTGAATGATCATCCCGGTACGGAGAACAGCGGCACGTACGCGCTCAAGCGGGGGTACCACTCGACCCGGGCCGACAATCAGAACCGGTGGCCCGGGGACTACTCGATCCGGTACGTCCCGGACCAGTGGGGACCGTCCGACGCCGCAGGAGCCGCGGACTGGACGTTCCACAACGCGCAGGGTGGCAACTACGCGTCGATCGCCGCGTACTCCGGCCGGCTGCTGGCCGCGAGGTACGACCCGCGGTGCACCGGATGGCGCGAGTTCTACGGTCAGGCAGACACCGACTCCGCCGTGGAAGGGTGGGACTGGTATCTGGATCAGGCGGTCACCTCCGACTCGTCCCATCTCTGGCACATCCACGTCAGCGAGCACCGGTGCTGGGCGGAGTCTTGGTACAACAAGGCTGCCCTGATCAGCGTGGTGCAGGGTGAGACGTTCGAAACGTTCCGGGCGCGAGGCTGGCCGGGGTGGTCGGACGTCGTCGAGCCGATCCGCCAGGGACTGCGGGGCATGGCCGTCTGGCAAGTCCAGCGGATCGCCGGAGCGGTCACGGATGGAGATTTCGGGCCCGCTACCGCCTCCGCCGTACGGGCCTGGCAGACCGGTCACGGGCTGGACCCGGACGGCGTTGTCGGGCCGGCCACGTGGTCTGAGATGGGAGCCGGACAACCGGCATACACAGAGGGAGACATCATGGCACTTACCCCCGATGAGCGGGCAATCCTGGACAGCCTGTCCCGCAGGGTCAGCAACATCGACGCGCAGGTGAACGCACTGATCGAGAACCGGCTGTCCGCTCCGGGGATCGTCGGCACCGACGGGACCACCTTCACGGTGTCCAACACCCTGGCGGCACACGTGCAGATGATCCGGCAACTTCTGGAAGCCGCCGGAGGGGACCCGAACCTCGCGCCCGTGCTGGACTCGTTGAACATGCTGACGTCACGGCTGACCGCCGCGGGGGAAGAGCTGGCAGGGCGTCCGTGAACCTCACTGAGAAGATCCTGGCAGCGTGCGGGGGGTTCCTGGTCCTCGGAGCCACCCTAACGATGATCATGAAAAGCTTGGTGTGGATCAACCGAACACTGACCAAGGCCAACATGTTTCTTGATCAGTGGTTCGGACATCCCGCCGTCGACGGAGAACCGGCGGCTCCCAGCTTTCCCGCACAGATGCGTACCGTGGTCGCCACGCAGGCTGACCACGGTGCGCGCTTGGCCGCTATCGAGCAAGGTATGGGTTCGCGAGTGGAGGTGCGCTGACATGATCACGTACACATGGTGGAAGGACGTAGGGGAACGCCTGCTGTCCACGGCGGTGCAGGCTGGCCTGGCCGTGGTGGTGGTGGAGATCGCACGCAAGGGCACCCTGCTCGACCTGGACTGGCTGACCCTGGCTGACACGGCCGGTGTCGCGGCGGTGCTGGCACTGTGGAAGGGATGGGTCGCCCGGTCGGTGGGGGATCGGAACTCGGCCAGTCTGGTGGACACCCAATGACACTCCCCACTCCCCGGACGCCGCTACCGCTGCCACACGCGACGACGCTACCCGCACAACGGGGACCGCAGGCAGCGGCGCCCCTACCCGTGGGGGTATATCCGATGTTCGTAGGTGACTCGATCACAGCGGGCACGGGGACGTGGCGACCGGACCGGGACGCGTTCCCGGTCCGGTGGACTGATCGAGCCTGCGGGCAGGATCAGGCTCTCCGGTCGCAGGTGTTGCGGTCAGGGATCGGAGGCGCGTGCCTCACCGTGCCTCACGGCACCACCCCCGCTCTCACCGACATGTGGGCGACGGTTGTCCTCGGGGCTACCCCAGCCCCCACAACCGTGATCGTTGAGATAGGAGTGAATGATCTTTTTGAAGACGTCGCGCTCGATCAGATGGCCATGGCGTATCGGTACCTGATGACTAGCGGAAACAGCGCCGGGGTACGGGTTCTGTTCATGACGATTCCACCGTCAACCACCCAATGGCCCTGGCACACAGCGCACAATCCGCGTCGGCAGGCCATCAACGGATGGCTACGGGACTACTTCGGGATGGGCAACCTGATCGACATCGACGCGGGCTTACGGATCGGCACCTCCGGGGAGGCCGATCCCTGCTACTTCGAGATCAACGGAGTGGGGGATGGGCTGCACCCGAACACGCTGGGGGCCCTGTCCATCGCTGACTGGATCGGGATTGAGAGGGTGACATGACCGGGTGGGGGCTGTTCTGGTCAGCGTTCGCTGCCCTTGGGCTGACCGCCGAGTTCATCGCGCTGTTCAACCGGAGCGCGGGGGACACCGCATCGGAGAACGTGTGGAAGGTGCTCCGGATCGCTGACCCCCGCCCCTCGTGGCTGTTCTGGCCTCTGCGGGCGGGGGTGGCCCTGGCCTGCATCTGGTTGGCCGGTCACTTCTCGATGGGGTGGTGGACCACCGGGGGCTGAGCTGCCCGACAAGAAACGGCCCCGGTGCGAGGTGCACCGGGGCCGTTCGTGTGTGATCGCTACCGTCGCGAGTCGTACCGGATGATCGCGTACCCGATCAAGGCCGCTACCACGAGGCTGAGCACCGCCGACCCCGGAGTCAGCATGCGGGAGAGCATGAGGCTCACCGGGGGCTCACCCCGAACAGCCGGACACACGAGGTATACCCGGGGCAAGCAATCAACCACCCCCACTCCGACAGGTCCGACCTGATCCATCCGTGTTGGTGGGCGTACGTGGTGAACTCGAACGTGCCGGTGCCGTTGCTGGACGCATGCACAACGGGTTGCCCGGTGCGCCGCTCAATCGTGACCAACCACCGGGGCGGAAGCGGCTCTCTGGTGAGGGTCATCGGCTGGTCCATCCTTTTGGGTGGCCGTAGTTGGGATCGGTGCGCGACCCACCGGAGAAGTCATCGGGTACCGCCTGCCTGCTCGTGTCGGTCGCCTGCTGCCCGCTCGACCCCTGCGCGGTACCCGCCCGGTGCCTGCCGTCGCGGGCAGTTGCTGCCCGCTCGATCCGGGTGCGGTCACCGTACGGTGCGTGGTGCTTGCCCATGATCCCCTCCGGGTGCTGTGTAGAACGTACACAGCGTACCACTGCCTGTCCACGAGCGGGTACCCGCTCACTGCCCGCCGACCTACTACGGGTACCCGCTCGCTGTCCACACTGAGCGGGTACCCGCTTTGTACATGCTCCGAACAAAGCGGGTACCCGCTCAGTGCCCGGGTACCCGCTCGTGTCTGACGTAGGTCAGGGGTTCACCACCTCGCGCGCACGGCGCTCACCGAGTCCGGTCACGCGGGCGCAGTGCTCGCCGTCCATCTGCATGATGTACCCCCGGCGCTCCATTGCGCGGGTAATCCGGGGCCTCACGGCACTCTCCTGCACGACCCCGTCATGCTCGTTCACCCAGGTCAGGATGTGTTCAGCCCATCGGGTCGGCATGGTCAGGGAGCCGTACGCGGGCAGCGGGCGGGCGGGTACCCGCTCCTGCCGCATGTCCGCGAGCGTGCGCGGGCGGGGTCCCTTCGCTGAGCGGGTATGCATGGGCTGCCCGCTCGCTGCCCGCTCGGATACCTCTTCCCGGGAAGCTGCCCGCCACTCGATGCCCGCTCCCGAGGTGTGCACCCGGGCATGATCGATGCCGTGAGACATCCGGAGCACCGACCGGTCGATGCGAGCACCGTGCATGCCCGCATCGCCGTCACAGAAGTACGCGCCGATGTCCGGCGACTTCACGACGTGCTCCGGGTGCGCGGGCACGATGTTGCAGTGCCCGCGCGGGTGCTCGCGCATGGCGTCGACCACCGCTGCCTGCCTGCCCGACAGGCGGGTACCCGCCCGGAGGGGAGCGGGTACCCGCTCGCTTGCGCGCGCACTGAGATCGTCATCGATACCCGCTTCGCGCGCACGCTCGGAAAGGATGATGGCCTTGGCCAGCCCCCGTGCCTCTGCCCGTGCCTCTTCCTGCGTCGCGAACGGGCGGGGGCTGGACACCTGGTAGGTGCCGCGCCGTACCTCGACCGTGAAGACCCTCTCCAGTCGGGTCACGATGACCTCATACCGCCAAGGACTCGGGAAGGTCCAGGACATCTGACTGCCCACGAGGGGGAAGTCGTCCAGCCAATGCGACTCCCGCTCCGGGGCGGGGGCGGACAACTGGCAGGACCAGGCGAACCAGCCGATCGTCTCGCCGGTCTCTTCCACGTCCCACCGGAAGCACGCGGGAGCGGCAGCACACCGAGCATGGGCCGGCACCGTGACCCGGCTGTTGAGACCCACGAGCTTGACTTGCGCCCCCCTGTACTCGTTGTGTACACCAACGGCGTTGAATGTGGCCATCTGGCCGAGTTCGGGAAGCCAGGGTGTTTGTGTCATGGGGTAAGTGTACGTTGTGCACACTCGGGAGCGCAAACGCAGAACACCCCCGCCTGGTTGACCGGGCGGGGGTGTTGATCAGAAGTGTCTGCGGGCGGTGTCGACCAGGTCCGTCAACCACGAGGGGGATTCGGGACCGTTCTCGCTGAAGAACAACCACGAGCGAGGCGCCTGTCCGGTCTGCCCGTTCCGTTTCACGGCGAAACCCCTCACCTCAATTTGCGCGAGGGACGGCAGTTCGCCGTTGCGAGATCCGATCGTGACGACAGCTTTGGTCGGGGAGAACTGCGCCGTGCCTCGGTACACCACCACCGGGTACCCGACCAAGTGGAACGTCACCTCAACCTTACGGGTGTGCTCGTGTACAACAGCTTCCATGGGGGTGTCCTTCCAAACAGACCAGGGCCGGCACACCGTGTGCCGGCCCTGATTCAGAGGGGTCTATCCGAACAGAGAATCCGAGCTCTCAGCCTGCCGCGCCTTGTACTCGGCGACGGCCATCCTGCCAAGTCGCTTGGCTTCGTCCATGCCGCCGCGGACGTTGTTGTCGTCCGGCTCGATGAACTTGAACGCCGTGTTCCGCTTGTTGAACTTGGACGGCCGGCCGTCCAGCACCGCCAGCAGCATCTTGCCTTTCCGGAGCTTCTGCACCAGCAGATTGGAGAGCTGTTCTCCGGAGAACATCACGTTCTCCAACCAAACGGGAACCTCGGTGATGTTCTCCGTGGTCTCTCCGGTGAGTACACACACCTCGCCGAACACGGCGGTGTACGGTCCGGTGTTGCCCGTCATCTCCTTCTTATTCGTGGGAACCACGAGCAAGAGGTGATCCTTCAGTTCGTCACAGGAAACGAACGTGTTGGTAGCGGTGTCGAACTCGTCCTCAAACTCTTCGGTCTGGTCGACCATGTTCTTCCCGTCTGTGCTCTGCTGTTCTGTACTCTGCCTGAATCGTGCTTACGCCTGGTTGAACCGGTTGGGGTTGATGGAGCCTCCGATCAGACTCGGACGCCGCTTGACGGGACCACCCATGGTCGCGTCTCCGCCCTTCATGTACTCACCTCCCGTCGTGTAGACGCTGGCCTAACCCCTCACCAGCACATCGAGGCGCACAGTACTCTGACGCACTTGCGCGTGTGCATCACCCCGATTTCCCGCGTGGGATGGACAGGATTTGAACCTGTGACCTCGGAACATCTAGCCCGGGTGTCCGTGCTCTGCCACTGAGCTACCATCCCTTGGGTACTCGGGATCGGCAACCCCCGAGTACCTTCATCCGGTCCTGTGTACTTCGCCATACCGGGAGGCGCCATTGCCCCGTGCCCGCTGAAGGGTTCGAACCCCCAACCATGCTCGGTACCGCCGTATCGGCGGTACTTCCCGTGTCGACCCGGTACTTGACGGGCGATACGACGGTGTTGTTCCGAGCATTGCTCTGCCACATTGAGCTAAACGGGCTTAGTAGTACCGGGTGGTGGTTGCAGGGCAGCTATCACAATGGAAAGTGCGCCACCACCCGGTACCGTGCCGTCTTTCCGGCTGTCATCGGTTTATGCTCGACAGCGACCTTTCACCCCTCCGTTCGTTCCGCTAGTACCCCTCTGGGGCCCGGAGCGTTACCTACTTCGGTAAGGGCTACTCATGTCGCGGGTATCAGAGGATTCGAACCTCTGCTCTTCAGTTCCGTTCCCCTCTCGCCAGAGGAGAGTCAGGAACCGTGTGCGCCAATACACCAACTACCCTGTTGCCCGGACTCGGGAGAGCGACCAACCTATCCGTATTTCGCTTCCTGGTGAGGATTCGAACCTCACAGGCCCGTAAACGGACTCCCCTGGTAGGTACCTACCCTAGGAAACCGGCTCTCTTACGCCCAACCGTGCATGACGTCTGTGTCAGAGCCGGACACGCACCGGATCGCCAGTTACGACCTGGTGACACCAGCTGACCGGGACACCCTGAACCGGCCTACCAATGGAGAACCCACTCCGTCGCGAATGGTTCTCTCCGGCGGGAAGGGATCGGGTGGACGGGTTGAACACCCGATCCCTTCCGGGGGAAGACCTTACGGTGATCACGAGGTGCGGGTAGCTACCGAGATGGTCTCTCGGCTTCAACATCTCATCTCACGATCACCGTATGGAATTCTCAAAATCCGTGTGTACCGGTCGCCTCCGGCCCTTGTGGGGCCCTTGCCTTCCGAACAAGGGGAACGCTACCAGGTGCCCCCGAATGCGTCAAGTCACTTACAGATGCTAGTTTTCGATCTCGCGCAACCGAGCCTTGGATGCGTCCCCGTGCTGGTCAGCCGACCACAGACCCCGAGCCTTCATCACCTTCCAGATCTGGATCAGCCGATCCTTGGTCCCTGCCTCCAGGATGTGCCGCAGGATGTCGCACCGGATGCACCGGTCACCGAACTCGTACACCGGTGACCCGCACGGACACCGCACGATGACCTCTCCGGGCAGAACGTAGGTTCCTAGACCGTCCGCCCACACCTCGCCGGTATCTGGGCTCAGAGGACCGTACAGACCCATGACCGCAGGTACCCGCTCTTCCACGTGGGGGTCCCACGGTGAGGCGGGCTCCTCCACCGCGGGGGGCTCGACCACGGTCGGGTCAACCGGCCACTCCGGCGCCTTCCGGGACTCGTGCTCGACCCGTTCCGCGGCCAGCCGGGTGAAGACCTCCTCCCTAGCCGGTTCGGGGGTGACGACCGGAGCGGCGACCGCCTTGAGGTGAGCGACGATGGGACGCCCCCGCTCCTCAATCTCGGCCGGCGTGACCACCCGATGCTGCTGGACGCACACGTCAGCCCCCGACGCAGTGACCCCGTTTGAGTTGATGATCGGTTTGGTGCACGCCAGGCACCAGATCTGCGTCTTACCTTCCTGGTCCGGTTCCGGTCGGTGCGTCGGATCGAGCGCGAAGAAGCGTGCCACGGGAGCCGGGTCTGGCGTGACCACGACCGGTTCCTCTTCACTGACCGAGGTGAGTTCCGGCTCGACCCGGGTACGCCGGCCCCGGGGCGGGGCGCCGATGCACCCGCGCTTGTGCGTGACCTTCCCGTTCCGGCATGGTCGCTCACACACCGGGCACGGTTCGCCGTCCGGTACGTGGACCCACTCCGACCCGATGCCGCTCCGGTGCAACGCATGCTCCCCCTCCACCACGCACGGAGTGTGGTACGACGGGTGTCGAGCGGGACAGGTGGGCGCCGGTTCGTCCGGTGCGGTCAAGACCATCGTCACCGGTTCGTCCACGATCAATGACCCCTCGATCGTGAGGGTGCCGGCCACGGAGACTGGTTCAGCCGGCCGGGAGAACCGGACCGGGGCGTTCGGGAGATCGAGTTCATCCGGGCCGAACGCCCCGGTCACCTGGTCCAGCGGCACCGATACGGCCACGTCCTTCCGGCTCCTCCACTCCCGCACCGTGCAGGCCAGTGCCAGCGAGGCTCGACCCGCGGTCAGGTCGACCGCATGCAGGGTGGCCGTGACATGATCTTCCGGGTCCTTCCGGATGGGGATGTGCGCGATCAGGGCCACGTCCTTGCGGAGGCGTTCGGGCAGCGGTTCGTACGTCCGGGTGCCCGGAACCCACATACCCATGGCGTCCACGTAGCAGGCTTGCTGACCCGCTATCTCCTGCCAGCCGTACCCGAGTTCGTCTCCGGTCTTGATGTCCAGATCGACGTACTGACCAGGGTGCAGCGTCACCAGGTGGCCGGTACCCATCCGGATCGTCAGTGCCCGGGTCACCCTGGCCAACCGGTCGAACGTGCCCGCCACGTTCCATTGGGGTACCGCCACCACCCGTTCGATGAACTCGGGGGACATGCGCAGTCCGGAGCGGGACATCAACTCGGAGTACGCCCGCACCTCCGGCGCCCACAACTCGGGGACCGAGATGTCGTGCCCGCGGTCTCCCTGCTCGCAGAACGCGTGGATGGCCGACCCGAGCAGGGCCCGTGCCTTGGCTCCCGCAGCAGTCTGCGCCTCCCGGACCAGTTGGTTCAGGGCGTTCCGGTCGGTCGGGTCGGTCGCTGCGATCATCGCGTACAACGATGGGTTGCTGACCAAGCCCAGCACGGTCATCCGAAGGTCCCACAAGTGCAGGAGGTGATCCCCGGAAGCGGCCTTGACCAGCGTGGTGACCCGGGTGAACACCCGGTCGAAGCGCTCCGGGTCGTCCGGGTCGGGCAGGATGTACCGGCCGTAGTGGTCGCGCCGGATGGCCCGGGGGTCAGCCTCGATCCGGGGCCGTGCGGGGGTAGGCCCGGGGTCGGGAAGATCAAACATGTCATCAATCTCAGCCATGGGTACCTCTCGTTCAGTGTGACCTGGTCCGGGCCCCGATCGAGGCCCGGACCAGGCGTTCCTCACTTGCTACGGATGTCCAGAAGCCGGCTGGCGAAGTGGATCGAGATCCTGTCCCCGACGTCGCCCCGGCTCATGCCTTCCTTGATCTTCAGTCCTTCCCTGGCGCACAGACTGGTCTGCGCTTCCGATGGCTTGCGGTACTTCTTACGCCAGGCTGACGACCGTTCCGAGACGGAGGCGTCCAGCCCTGTGGCGATCGCCTCCGCAATGGCCATGGCGTATTCCTGCGGAAGACCCCCTCGCAGCCACCCCCACATGGGCGAGTTCGGCCACAGCCTCTTGTCAGAGTCGATCTTGATACGCATCGCTGCCACACCGGTCCGGCGGTACTGCGTCGCCGTCTTGCCGATCAACCAGGTGTCCGGCGCCGCATCGGCCCGGGTGTCCGGGGACAAGAAGATGTACCCCGATTTGGTCGGGATGAACCAGACCCCGCCGTCCGTGCGCAGCCACGCCGACTTGGACGATTTGAACAGGTCAACCACCTGACTGGTGATCTCACCGGTCACCCGGGCATTGACCGCAGGGGGAGTCTGCCCGTCCGACTCCAGCCGGGTCAAGGCATCGGTCAGGCTCTCTCCGTCTTCCACGGTCAGACCCTCACGGGAGACTAGGTCGGCGGGACACGCCAACCGGAGCCGTCCGGCCACCCCGACGATGTCCAGCACCATGGCTGAGATCTTCCCGGGCCACGTCCGCAGCACCCGGCCCACCATCTGGACGTACAACCCGACGTTGGTCGTGGGTCGCCCGATGATGGCCAGGCTCAGCTGTGGAAGATCGAACCCCTCCGTCAGCACCATGCAGTTGGAGATCATCATCGTCTCACCGGACCGAACGCGAGCGTAGATGTCCGCGCGCACGTCCAGCGGGGTGTCCCCGGTGATGACCTCGGTGGGAATGCCGGCGGCGTTGGCTGCCTGGTAGAACCCGAGTGCGGCAGCGACGGACGGCCAGAACGCGATGCCCTGCCGCAGGTTGCCTGCCTCGTCCTTGCCGTGTTCCAGGTACGCCTGCATGGTTACGCCGAATACGTCGGACGCCACCATGGCGTCCCCGAGTGCCCCCGCCTGGTAGTCACCCGCGGTCCGGGCGACGTCGGACAGGTCCAGCCCATCGACCATCACGGTACGACCGGTGACGTCCACCAGGTGACCACCGAAGATGCCGAACTCGATGCCGCGCTCGATCGCTACGGTCTGCCAGACGTCACCGAGTACCTTGTCGTCACCCCGGACCAGAGTGGCTGTGAAGCCGATAGCGCGTGATTCGGTCTCCGGGGTGAAGCACCCGAAGTACTCCATGGTCTCGACATAGGTACGGGCGGCAGCGTGATGGCACTCGTCCACGATCACCCGATCGAACCGGTCGGGGTGGATCTGGCTGCGACGCGACTCCCGCCCAACGGTCTGCACGCTGGCCACCACGGCGTCGAACTCGGGACCGAACTCGTTGCGTTCTGCTTTGACGACACCGACCCGCAAGTGGGGGGCGATGGCATGCAGTTTGGCAACGGCTTGCTGCACCAGTTCGTCCCGGTGCACAAGCACGAGGGGTGCCCGACCGGCATCAACAGCAGAGATGATGAAGTTACTGAAAATGACCGTTTTGCCGAGTCCCGTTGCCATCACCACAGCAGTGCGCCGGACGCCCCGATCAAACTCGGCATCGATCGCGCTCAACGCTTCTGTCTGGTAGGGCCGGAGCGGAAACGTCGTCTGCATGGTGGTCCTCTCGGGTCAGGGTGTCGGATACAGCAAGCGGAGAGATGAGCATAGCGTGCACGCTCATCTCTCCGCAACTCTGGGCATCTGTTAGCAGGGAGGGTCCCCGTACAGGGCCGCCAGACCCGTCAGCCTCGCTCGATCATCGTCCGTGATCGTGTCGCCGCAGTCAGGGCAGTAGTCCATCTGAAGGTTCCCGAGCACGTTCAGGTGCTCACAGATGGTCGGGTTCAGTCCGTGCTCGGTCAGGTCACGCCGGGCCCGTCCATCCACCTTGACCCGAATGCCTCCGGACTCGTGTACGGACAGCCCGGTCACGGCGCAGTACTCGACCAGGTGCCCCCGAGCTTCGGCGTAGCTGACCGCCTCCGTCAGGGCGTAGGCCATGGCCTTCCCGATCGGTGTGGTGACGTCCACCGTGACAATGGTCGTCCACGGGATGGTCACTACTCTGCCGACTTCTGCCTGCGCGAGACCGTCACGGTCACCGGGCGCATGCTGGTCGACACCAGGCCCGCGACGCCCATGAGGGTGAACACTCCCACCGTGGTCCACGATCCCTGTACCACGGTTAGGGTTGCAGCGCTGCCCATCATGGCGAGGTACAGCGCGTGCAGGATCAGGTTCGTCCAACTGGACGCAGAAAACTTCACGATCTCTCCTTAGTGTGGTAGAACGAAATGAATGAAGGTACCCCGGTTGTACCCTTTGGTGTGCTCCACCTCCGTGGTCAGTTCGTCCCGGTCCAGCAGGCGCCGGACGGCATTGTGCATGTCCACCCGTCCGAACCCGTGGCGCCCCGCCTCCACTTCGAGCATGGAGCGTGAGGTACGGCGGCAGCGACCGACGTACTTGATCAGGATGTCGTCGAGGGGGTGGCGGGTCATATCTTGCCCGCCACGTACAGGATCACTCCGACACCGAACGGGGGCAGGGCCAACCAGGTCGGTCCTCCCGCGCACCCGATCAGCGCGCCGGAGCCTGCGAGCGTGATACCCCACGCTCGCAGGCGGTAGGCGAACGTCACGTCAGGATCTCCCTTGCTTCCTGCGTCCGGCGCGCCAGGCACGCGGGACAGATGTACTGGTAGATCGTGTCGCCGTAAGCGGCCTGGAAGTAGGGCTCCAACGCCACGTGCCCCAACCCCTCGCACCCTTCCGCCCGGACGGAGCAGGGACCCATCGGGGTGGCGGCCGGCCCGTCCACGGGCATCCCGCGTGCCACCCGGTGTGCCCGGAGCGCCTGCGCCATGCGCCACGAGTACACCGCTTCTGCGGCCGCTACGGCGGTATCCCGCTCCCGCTTGGCCTCGCTGATCGCCTGGTCGTACTGCTGGCGGGCTGCCTCCTGCACCCCCGACCACGTACTGATCGGTGGGAGGGCGTCGTCGCTCACCCGGTTCTGCATTCCGCGTGTCGTGGGCCTGTAGGTGTCGCTCATCGGTGCCTCCGGGTGTCGGTCGAGCCTTGAGTATGTCATGCACAGCGTCTGTCCGCAACTCTGGGCATCCGTAGGTGCACGAACGGCCCGGACCGAGTACATCAGGCACGCGCGTTGCCCACAACTGTTGGTATCCGTTAGTATCTGGCGCATGACCACACCGACTCAGCTTGAACCACTCGCGCGTCGATGGCTGACCCGCACCGACGCGGCCGAGTACATGTCCGTCTCCCCCTGGACCCTGGACCGGTGGGTGGCGGAGGGGCGCCTCACCAGGCGACACATCGCCGACGCGGACGGGAACACCACCCGGGCCGTTCGGTTCGCCGTGAGCGATCTGGACGCACTCGTGGTGACCTCGGAAGAGGTGGAGGCGTCCAGCGGGCAGATTCCCCCGCTTCCGCTGTCCCCGATGGCACGTGCTCTGCTGACCGAGGTGACCGATCACCCGTTCCACTCCCACAAGCTGTACCGCGCCAGCCTCGCCGGGATGGCGGAGGCGACCGGCGCCCCGTTCGACGGTCCCGACTTCGAGTGGGCGTGGGCGTTCCTGACCTACTCCGGACTCATCGTCTCGCGGCCCGCGCTGGACTGCGGCCCCCCGGTCTGGCACGTGCGGTCCCTGCCCGCCGATGTGCTGGCTGACCGGATGGCGGAAGAGGCCCGGGTGCGGGCTGGGGTGTCCGGTGAGTGAGGCACGTGAGCGCTGGATCAGGGTCTACCCGGACCGACGGTGGCCTAGGGAGTGGACCTACCAGTGCCGGATCTGCGGGCACACCCCTGCGAGACTCGATCTCACCTGGACCAACAGCGGTGCCGCTGCCGATGCGGGTTGTAGGCACCTCTTCGTGTACCACGACAACCAAGACGTCACGCCCACGCAGTGATGGGACCGGTGTT